GTATGACAGAAGAAATAACACCTGAGTTTGATCCTAATGATTTTGCAATACGATTGCGTCCTCATATGGTGGATGGTCAATGGAATGGTGATGTAGATATATGTATAATGTGGGATGATAAACACAAACTTACAGGAGAGGACTTTACAAAGCTGATGCATTTGACTAAAATGATTTGTGCTTCTGTACCTATGATGGAGTATGATGAAGTACTAAGAAGTGACATAAGTAATTACGTAACAGACTACGAGAATGACACGTTACCAAAGACACATATAACTGAGCCTGTTCAGGCAGAGGTAACAGGTGTAGATGGTAATGTAATACACTTAACCTTTAACACTAAGACGAAAGGATCAGCATAATGCAGACACTTACAATGGGAGATAACACGTTTACTATACCAGAACCTGAACTACCTTTTGCTGATATGGTAAATAGTCCACCGCACTATAATAAAAGTGGTATAGAATGTATAGATGCTATAGGTGCAGCTACTGATGTAGGGTACAAGTATTACCTGCAAGGCACAGTAATCAAGTATCTATGGAGATATGAGTACAAGAACAAACCAGTTGAGGATCTGAAGAAAGCACAGTGGTATCTTAATAAGCTGATAGAAGAAACTGAAAAGAATGAGGCGAATGATTTAGCGGAATCTTTTACATGAAAGTAAAAGTATTTATAACCTTAGACATTGACAAGGAGGAGTATCCTATGCCCTCTGATGGAGATGTCGCATCTGAAATAGGTGATGGCTTACGTGAATACATCCATGATGTAGGAGGCTTAGAGGTATCATCATTAAAAATTACTATGGAGAGATAGACATGCACACAAATAACTATTTAAGTTCTGACTACCAAAATTTTATTGCACTATCACGTTATGCCAGATGGAGAGAAGGTGATCAGAGGCGTGAAGGTTGGCTTGAGACAGTGGAGAGATACTTTAACTATCTTGAGGACTATGTACGAGAGAATTATGGCTATATGATGCCTGATGATATACACAAGAAACTATCTAGTGCAGTACAGGACTTAAATGTTATGCCAAGTATGAGAGCATTGATGACAGCAGGTGCACCATTGGATATATGCCACGTGCCTAGCTACAACTGTTCATATATGACAGTAGATACGCCAAGAGTATTTGATGAGTGCATGTACATACTTATGTGTGGTACAGGTGTTGGCTTCTCTGTTGAGAAAAAGTATACAGAGAAGCTACCCTTTGTTAATGAAGAACTACACCACTCAGATACAGTAATCAAAGTAAGAGACTCACGTGTTGGTTGGGCAAAGTCTCTTAAGGAATTACTAGCTATGCTATATTCTGGTCAGATACCTACATGGGATGTTAGTGAGGTACGTCCTGCTGGTGCTAGGCTAAAGACATTTGGTGGTAGGGCATCTGGTCCTGCACCACTAGAGGATCTGTTTAACTTCTGCATTGAGAAGTTTAAAGGTGCAGTAGGACGTAGACTAACTCCACTAGAATGCCATGACATCATGTGTAAGATAGGTGAGGTAGTAGTTGTAGGTGGTGTAAGACGTAGTGCATTGATCAGCCTGTCAGACATTGATGATGACCAGATGCGTCATGCTAAGTCAGGACAGTGGTGGGAGAATGAAGGACAGAGAGCACTAGCTAATAACAGTGTAGCCTATAGCACTAAGCCTGACATGGGAACATTCATGCGAGAGTGGACATCACTGTATGAAAGTCAGTCAGGTGAACGTGGTATATTCAACAGGCAGTCAGCACTAAAGCAAGCATCTAAGACTGGCAGAAGAGATGGTGATCATGTCTTTGGTTGTAACCCATGTTCTGAGATTATACTAAGACCATTTCAGTTTTGTAACCTGTCAGAAGTAGTCGCACGTAATACTGATACACTTAAAACACTTAAAGAGAAAGTAAAGTTAGCTACTATATTAGGCACATTACAATCTACACTTACTGATTTTAGATACCTACGTAAGATATGGAAGATTAATACAGAAGAAGAAAGGTTGTTAGGTGTATCTCTTACAGGTATCATGGACTGCCCATTGTTAAATGGTACACAACAGAGTCTTAGTCTTCCTAAGATACTAGAGGAACTAAAGCAAGTAGCTGTAGACACCAACAAAGAGATAGCAGAAGCAATAGGCATTAACATGTCTGTAGCTATTACATGTGTTAAACCATCAGGTACTGTGTCACAGCTAGTAGATAGTGCTAGTGGCATTCATGCAAGGCACAGCCCATACTACATCAGGACAGTACGTGCTGATAACAAAGACCCCATGACACAGTTCATGGTTGATATGGGTATACCTAATGAGCCTGACGTTACTAAGCCATTAGACACTACAGTGTTTAGCTTTCCTACTATCGCACCAACAGGGGCTGTGACACGTAATGACATGACAGCTATAGAGCAATTAAATCTGTGGCTAACATATCAAACACACTGGTGTGAACACAAACCATCTGTTACAATATCAGTTAAACAGAACGAATGGATGGAAGTAGGAGCATGGGTGTATGAGAACTTTGATGATCTATCAGGCATTAGCTTCCTACCTTACAGTGAGCATGTGTATAAGCAAGCTCCCTATCAAGAGGTGGACAAAGCTACGTGTATGGAGATGGTTAAGCGTATGCCAAGCAGAATAGATTGGAGTAAGCTATCTGACTACGAAAAGGAAGATGGCACATCAGGTGGTAGAGAACTAGCCTGTTCAGCAGGTGTGTGTGAAGTTGTTGACTTAACTGCATAAGGAGTATACAATATGATTACACTAGATATAACAGATGATATGGTAATGGAAGCTAGGCACAAGATGTTAGAGATGGGCATGTTACAGCAGTCCATCTTGAATGGTGGAGGTACACTAGCAGGTTTCATAGGGGAGCAGGTAGCTCTGAAAGTAATGGGAGGTAAGTGGTTGAACACTTATGACTATGACATCATGCTTGACAATGGTAAGACAGTAGATGTAAAGACAAAGCAGACAAGTGTACCTCCACTAAGTCATTACGAATGTTCTGTGGCTAAGTTAAATACCAGACAGAAGTGTGACATGTATGCCTTTGTACGTGTTAAGAAAGATCTTAGCACTGCATGGTTCTTAGGTAGTAAGGATAAGATAGAGTACTTTGATAAAGCTGTGTTTAAAAAGAAAGGCGATAAAGATGGTGACAATAACTTTGTTATCAGGTCTGATTGTTATAATATGGCAATTACTGAATTGGATCAACCGAATTAGCAGGGAGAAGTAGTATGCGTAGAGGACTAAATAAGAATGATGCACCACTAAAAATACAGTGGCGTAGAGGTTACGATGCTTTCTACAGGGGAGCAAAGTATACTAACCCATACAAAGAAAACTCCATGCAATCTAGAGAGTGGGAACGTGGTTATAACAAGGCCTACTTTGAGACACTACGAAAGGTGAAGCATGAAGAGCAACTTAGAACAGTCGGCACTTAACTGGTTAAAGGAGAGGTATGCAATGTTAGATTTTAATGATTACCAAAAGATCGCACAGACAACAGCTATATATCCACGAGAATATAGGATTACGTATCCAGCTTTAGGTTTGGTTGGGGAAGCAGGTGAGGTAGCTAATAAGGTAAAGAAACTTATTAGAGATGGTGAAGATACCATGCCTCACGATTGGAAGGAACAACTAGCATCAGAGATAGGTGATGTGCTGTGGTACTGTGCAGCACTGGCATCTGATCTTGACATGTCGTTGAGTGTTATAGCTAAACAGAATAAGGATAAGCTAGAAGCTAGACTAAAGAAAGGTACGATACAGGGTAGCGGAGATAAGAGGTAGCTTATTACAAAGTCTTTTGAAGATTCTTTATAATGTCTACAAACTTTAACGCTTCTCCAAATATATCTATGTTTCTATTTTCTGCCTGTACATCTAAAACAGTCTTGCCATTGTACTTGCTTGCAAATAGAACATCAATATACTGTCGTACCTTCTTAGGAAGATTAACAAATGCTTCTCTGTTAAATGGATCTATTTTAGTAGTAGCATCAGATTTATAAAAACTTTTTAGTTGTGCATATTCTTTAGCAAGTTTTCTCATTGTCTTTAGTTTGTTATCAAAAGATATTTTCTTATCACTATCACTTAATTTTTTATAGTAGTCGCTGTTAATATGTTTAGTAAACTCACCTTCCATTAGTACACCCATTTCTCTTTTTACTAATGCTTTAGCTCTACCGTCTCTCATTCTAGGTACAAGTTCATAGCTTTTTATACCTAGTCTTACGAGTTCTTTTTCTAGATCGCTAGTTCTCTCTTGTGTGCTTACACCAAATAGAGCACGATAAATTGGAGCCTGTTTCATTCTAGTTGCTTCTCTAGTAGGATCTTCTGCTTCAGGCAAGAGTTGTTTAAATAACGGTAGAGTGTACATAGTGCCTTTCTTTACTGTCTCTCCAAATCTTTCTAATCCTCCAACACCTTCTAGCTGTTTCCTATCTCTAGCTAATGCTTCATCTTCATCAATTTGTGCCCATATATCACTTAAAAATCTAGGTCCAGCTAGAGGAAGATTAAATGTTCTTACTGTCCAATCGCCTAGCATCTCTCCTACACGTTCGCCTGTTAATGTTTTTCCTTCCTCTCCAGAAGATTCTAGCACCTCTCTTAGATCATCAAATGCAGCAAAGCTAATTGGGTTTCTAAGTCTGGTTCCTGCAAAGTTTTTAATAAGTTCTTTGCCATCTACTTTATCTAATGTGCCTAGTTCCCATTTAGCAAATAGATCTCCTACCTGTAAAAACGGTACTAATGGAATGTACTTAGACATGTCACTTAAAAAACCACTACTGTTCTTAATGAACTGTGGTTCTATATCCTGATTCTCTATTCTGTATTTATAGGAAGCATAGATTAAGGAAGTACCTACAACAGCTTTAGCTATCTTATCTCTTGCATCATTAAGTAGTACAGTCGCTTCTATATCATCAGGATTAATATCTAACTTCTTCTGTGCATCCACTATATCTGCTGAATGTTTCTTAGTTATTCCTCTAAATAAATTAGTAGCACCGTCTACCATACTTATAGGAGAGTGTGCTAAGTTAAAAGCTAATGCATTAACAAAGAATCTAGGATAAGCATTGTCAGCAGTACCAATGATAGGAACTACTGGCCCTACAGCCTCTGATATTTTAATCATAGCATACCCTGCTGAGTTAGCTACGCCAGCTACAGACTGACTCTCTCCAAATCTAGGCATGTAAGAAAAGGTTGCTTTCATAGAGTCATCTACAGCATTCTTTAACATGGCAACAGGTACACCCTCATTACCTACTAATGCGTCCTCTATTTTTTTACCTTGTCTTCTTAGTTGTTTATCTAATGAATAGGAAAACACAGCCCTTCTTACATATACATCCTGTATCATATTTAGTGAGTTTAAAAATCTTACTGTACTACTTAATGTTTCAGCTTGATCACCGCTAGCATCAGCTATTGATCTTTCTATTTGATAGAGTAGAGATTTATTACCTGCTAGTATTCTCTGTGATATTTCGGCAGACTCGATAGGACGAGCTAATCTGTACAACAATCCAAATGAATCTCTAGCCATTTCTTTCAAACCTATGCCTACATCTGCTGTTTTAAACTCACCTTTACGTGCACGATACAAAGTCTTACCCGAATGATACAAAGCTGACTCTACAAAGTTAGTAACTGCACGTATAGGAGCAGTGATAACTGAAGTAATAATGTTACCCCATGTAGTAGATGGTGCAATAACACCAGCAGCTCTACGTTCTCTATCAGCCCTTCTGTATATGTCATACATCTTACCTAAGTATCCTACAGTCTTTTTATATTTTGTACTGTTTAATGCTTTTAATCTAGCATCTAGATCAGGGTCTATCTTTCTATTTTTTACAAGCCATTTACCAAACTGACTATATGCAGAAAGATCAGCACCTGAATCAGAAATACTTTTACCTGCTATGTTTATAAACTGCTGTTCAGTTAATCCTACTTTAGTTAGTGCACCTTCTAAAACATCACTGTCTATTACTACCTGTCCTGTCTCTTTTCCTAAAGAGTCTCTTCCCATTCGGGTAGTTAGTAATATATTACGTACTACTTCACTAGCTTTTTCATTTAGATTTATATCTAGAGGTTTTCCTAGTAGCTGTTGTTGTTCTACTATATTTAATGCAAGGGTATTCATTCTTTTATGCAGATCTGTTTTTAAAGAGCCTCTTAGTAACTCTGGACTTTTAACTTTTGCAAGTTCTTCTATTAGCTTCTCACCCTCAATAGGATCAAAGCTAGGTGTATCTTCAGGTAAACCTGCTTTATTTTCTTTATCCATAAGAGCTTTTTTAGTATCTTCTAATCTTTTTCCAGCTGCCTGTCTAGCCATATCATCTATTTGTATAACCTGTTTTGATATAGATCTGCTACCAAGATAACCAGATGCACCTCCTGCAACACTACCTATTCCAAAACCTAACCCTGCCATCTGTCCAGCACGAGCATAATCGTACTCAATCTCATCTTCTTTTTTATCAGCTTGTTCTATTCTCTGTAAACCCAAATCTTTTAAACCTACTTCAGCACCTACAAATGTACCTGTCGCTACACCTTCTTTTAGAGCATCTTTTCTAGATAATTTTTTTGCATAATCTAATGCGGCTTCTCTACCAAACTTTTTTAAAGTTTGTTTAACAGCTTCCATAGTTCCTCTTGTAGCTAATTTACCTAAGAATAAACTTATAAGATTTAATGGATCTAATAAAGTATGAACTCCAAAATCCATTATTGCAGATTTAGTTTCTCCCCCACCTTCTTCTGTAAAATCAGCCATGTTAAATTCTGTCTGAATCCATATATCATAAAAATTTTCACGCTCTTGCTGACTAGCAGTACGTAACCAATCTATTTGTGGAACCATGTACAAAGAATTATTTTCAAATGCACGTTTCTCAGTGAGCCATCTTTCTATATAATCTCTATTAGATTCATCCTCTTGCTGTTGTCCTTTTTCACCAAAAGCATTAGACATAAATACACTTACTTTTTCCATAAATTCAGGATTATCAGCGTATTCTTGTACTGGTACTTTACCAACTTTACTTGGAATATATCCTTTACCATATTCAATTGGAGAAGTATCTGACTCTTCTACTTCAATGGTAGAGAATACATTATCATCTTCTACAGGTTTAATAACTTGTTCTTGAGTAGGTTCTACAGTAGCAGGTGCAGTTGTTTCTACTGGTATCTCTTCTTCTTTTTCCTCTACCTGTTCTTCTATCTCAATAGTAGAGAAGACATTGTCCTCTGCAACTGGCTCAGTCAATACACCCTCTTCTACTTCAAGAGTAGAGAATATATTATCTCGCTCTAATAAAGCCATTTAAGCTATCCTACTCGCTAGTAATACGTGTTAATATCTGATCTAACATATCAGAAGCTATATCCCTAGTTACTGGAGCACCTCTATCCGTTAGATTTTTCATAAGATCAGACACTGCTTTATCTTTATTTGTATTAACTAAAGCTATAAGTTTCTTTGCTGCTTCAGGAGATCGTCTTAATCCTCTAATCATACCATCTCTTATATTACTAGTGCTTAATGATTTTTTAACACTAGTATCTGTTCTACCCTCTTCAAAAGGATCTTTTCCTTCAGTACGTCTTCTCATAAGTGAACTATTATCCTTTTTTAAACTGTCTTTATATTGCTGTACTGTCTGACCCGTAAGATCTATAAACTCAGCATTTAATTTTTGTTCTTCTACTCTACCAAATCCACCTGCTTCTGCTCTTTTAAGTACATTTAATCTTTCTAGTATTTCATCTCTTCTTTTATTGTTATCTTTAGATTGTAGTTGTACAACAGGTAATTTAGTAGGATCTATAGGCCGTCTAACTATACTTTCTTTAGTATCAGTACCCTCAACTAAATTAGGTGCATTATCTTTAGTCATAGTCTCAGCTTTACCATCAGTTTGTATGGGTAAAGATTTATCACGACCTACATCTACTGCAACTTTGTATTCTGGTAGATTTTTAAGAAACTCTATAGTAACTAGATCTGCATTTGATAACATATTAGTTATCTCGTTAGTTTTTGCTTTAGCTATAGTGTTATTAATCCAGTTATGTATATCTGCTTCCTTTGGAGGATTACCAGCATTTATGTCTTTTATCATACTAAGAGGAAGATCCTCTTTATTTATCATTCCATCTTTAAAATTTTGATTAAAAAGACGCGCATAACTTGCTGCGCTTGTACCTTTAGGAAATCCTATTTTAGTTCTTACCGCCTGTTCTCTATAATTTAAACGAGAGATAGCTTGAGTTTGAGTTACTGCTACAGATTTTCCTTTTGTAGTAGCTGCTGTTTTTCTAGCCATTGCAGTTTCAAGAAGGGTTTGATCTACTAAAAGATTTTTTAATCGTTCTTTTTGTTTTGGACCTATAGTATCGTTTACATCTAGTTTACTTAGTTCATTTATTTCTAAAGTTACTTCGTTCCACTTATCATCTACATCTTTAGTCTTAGTTAAATCTGTTAATTTTTTAGCCTGTTTTATAGTGTCCATATTTTGAGCTATTAACATATTTAGTTTTTTTATTCTATCTTTATTTGCTTTAGGATCTTTAGATAAATCCTGTATTTCTTTTTCATATTCTGTAATACGTATATTTGATCTATCTACCTGTTCTTTTAAATTCTTTGGTAAAGCACGTATAGAGGCAGAAGGTATGCCCTGTAAAACAGGTGCTACATCACCCTCTAATTGAGGTAGCTTACTTACTCCTGCTGCTGATAAGTACGCTTCTTTTTCTCTTTGAACTTCATCAGAAGGATCTCTTCCAAGTATACTAGCCCAACCACTATTACGTATTGTAATTTTACCATCATCTAATATTGGCTTTGGCACATTTATTAATGCTAACTGTCTGCCTGTAGGGGTAATGCGATTTTCTACTGCACCGCTTAACTTTAGCTGTTCATAGACACTAGTACCCATATCCTCTGCTCTTTCTATTAATTTTACAGAGGCAGCTTCAGCAGCTTCAACAGAGCCATATTCAGATATTAAAAATTGAGCAGTATCCATACCATTCTCACCTAATTTACCTGATAATCGTTTTACTCCTTGTTCAAATTCTTTTAGTTCTTCATTGTACTTATCTCGTTTCTTTATGGCTCTTTCAGCAGCAATTCCTGCCATCTTTGATACCTTTGCTGAATTAGCCGCTAGGTCAGCTTGTATAACTCTATTTGCACCTGTAGCTATTCCACCTGCAAGACCCTGAAAAAAATTTTTATTAATAGCAACCATTACTGTCTCCTACTCATTAAACCACCAGAAGGTTCCATGTCATCTGGCATAGCAATATCAGGTTCTTCTGTAGACATTTCTACAGGTTCTTCCTCTTTAAACTGTTCTATTTTATTTAGCATAGAATACTTTTCCATAGGTTGCTTTAATGTATCTTTCTCTAAACCACTATCATAATCTACACCAGCAGCCTCTACTGTAATAAGTAGCATCTCCATTATAATAGGCAACGCAAGTATACCCGAATCTACACTGTGTATGCCTTCCATTACACCACTCATTTGAATGGTATTTGCTATCGTAGTTAGGGGTATACCTGTATCAGCTACCTCTATCAGTTTGTCTGTAAAGTCCTCTCCTGATAGTTTCTCTACATAATAATCTGCTACATCTTTAGTATCAACAAAACGTGGAGGCTGTTGCCAAGGTCTGTTGCCTACCTCTGTAGTTAATGACATACCCGGAATAGGCGCATCAAAATTTGGTGCATCAGCCATCTGCAAGTCTCCCTCTCTCACTTTGTATTGCATCGACATAACTACGTACAAGATCTATGTCTGT